GCGCGTACCTCCGTGGCGCGTACCTCCGTGGCGCGGACCTCCGTGGCGCGGACCTCAGTTGCGCGTACCTCAGTTGCGCGCACCTCCGTGGCGCGTACCTCCGTGGCGCGGACCTCCGTGGCGCGGACCTCAGTGGCGCGTACCTCAGTTGCGCGTACCTCCGTGGCGCGTACCTCCGTGGCGCGGACCTCAGTGGCGCGGACCTCCGTAGCGCGGACCTCCGTAGCGCGGACCTCCGTAGCGCGGACCTCAGTGGCGCGGACCTCCGTGGCGCGGACCTCAGTGGCGCGGACCTCCGTAGCGCGGACCTCCGTAGCGCGGACCTCAGTGGCGCGGACCTCCGTGGCGCGAAGCTGGTGGCTAAAGACGGCACCGACCTAATCCTCGTCGGAGAACGCACGTGTCTACAAATCGGCCCTCTCGGGTCGCGCTCAGATTACCTGATCGCGTTCCTGACTGATCGCGGCGTTTACATCAAAGCCGGGTGTTTTTTCGACACGCTGGCCGTGTTTAAAGATGCCGTCTGTACGACGCACGGGACCAGTAATCACGCGATTGAATACGCCGCCGCTACCGCGCTGATCGAATATCACCAACAGTGCTGGACCCCAAAGGTGACGCCATGAACGCCGACGCACTGGACCCGCGCCTGTTCTGGCCGGCGTTCGTGCTGGTCTGGTTCATCCTCGGAGTGGCCGTGGCGCTGCTGTTCGGTCGCATTGTGGACCTGAGCAACCCGCGCAATCGCTACGAGGGTGACGACGACGTGGCGGATCGCAAGCGGCGGTTGGAACGCAACGGGTTCAAGAGCAAGCAGGGAATCAAATGATTACTGTCAACGGCATCTACACAATACCGCACGATGAATACCATCGTGATCCTTGCCCGACGCCGAGCCTGTCCAGTTCAGTCGCCAAGGTGCTGCTGCGTCAGTCACCGGCCCATGCGGCATTGCAGCACCCCAAGCTGAACAACAACTACGTCAACGCGGAGTCTAGCCGCTTCGACTTGGGCACCATCGCCCACGCCCTGCTGCTGGAAGACGACTCGTCGCGCCTCATCACCATCGAAGCCGACGACTGGCGCACCAAAGCGGCGAAGGAAGCGCGGGATGCGGCACGCGCCGAGGGCAAAATTCCCATCCTCGTCAAGCAGGCGGCGCACTTGCTCAAGATGGTCGGCACGGCGCGGGACTTCCTGCGTGGTAGCGAGTTGGGCGACATGACGTTCAAGCCAGAGCAGACGCTTGCGTGGCAGGAAGGGTCAACGTGGTGCCGCGCCCGTCCTGACTGGTTGTCTACCGACCGCACCTTGATTTTGGACTACAAGACTACCGACGACGCCAACCCCGAAGCCTTCATTCGGCAGATCGGGCGCATGATGTACGAGACGCAGGCGGAGTTCTACTCGCGCGGGCTGGAAGCCGTCACCGGCAGGCGACCGCTGTTCGTTTTCCTGGCTCAAGAGATAGAGCCGCCCTATGCGTGCAGCTTGATATCACTGAGCAATGCCTACCTAGAAATTGCTCACGCCAAGGTCGAGCGCGCCATCCGAACGTGGGGCTACTGCCTCAAGACCGGCGACTGGCACTCGTACACGAACAGAATTCTTTACGCGGAACCTCCGAGTTACGTGATGGCCGAGCATGAGCGCACGGAAGCCTTTGAACAGGGAGAATGGCGATGAGTTTTCAACTGAAAAAAGCTATCCGCGAGCAAGTGAACCTAATCATCACGCTAGCTGGAGGCACTGGCTCTGGAAAAACCGTTTCGGCCATGCGCCTTGCAACCGGCCTTAGTGGTGGCAAGCGATTTGCGGTCATTGATACCGAGAATGGTCGTGCGCTCCACCATGCGGACAATTTCGATTTCGACTGCGGGCAATTACGCGCTCCGTTTTCTCCGATGGCGTATATGGAAGCCATTGAAGCTGCCGATGCGGCGGGGTATCCGGTAATTATTGTGGACTCCGCATCGCATGAACATGCCGGTGAAGGCGGATTGCTAGACATGCACGAATCTGAACTTGAGCGGCTTGCTGGCAGCGATTACAAGCGGCGTGAACAATGCAAAATGACCGCTTGGATCAGACCAAAAGGCGATCATCGCCGCTTTGTGCAGAAGTTGCTGCAAGTCAAAGCGCATTTGATTCTGTGTTTTAGGGCTGAGTCAAAAATCGAAGTCGTCAAGGAAGACGGGAAGATGAAAGTCGTCCCGAAAAAATCACTCGTTGGACTCGATGGATGGGTTCCTATCTGCGAAAAAAACCTCCCGTTTGAGGCCACGGCATCGTTTCTGTTGATTGCCGATCAGCCTGGTATTCCTCACCCTATCAAACTGCCTGACGTACTTAAACCTTACTTCCCACCGGGCAAGCCGATAGACGAGGAAGCCGGTCGGCGGGTTGCGGCGTGGGCCGCAGGGGCGACTGACAAGCCGGACACAGCAGCCATCGAGCAAGCGTTCAAGGCGCTCGGTTGGGAGTCTGACGCCATCGACAAGACGGTGGGCAAGCCCATCGCTGAGTGGACACCCGCCGACGTGAACATCGCACGCACTGCGTACCGCAAAGCCACAGCACAGAAGCAGGCCACAATATGACTCGCAAAGCAGACATCATGTATGCGCTTGAAAACTTTGAAAAGTCTAAGGCGCTTATCAAGGAAGGGATGGTCAGCAGTGCCATCATGCGGGTGGACACTGGCATTGAGTGGTTGTGTCGAGCCTTGGACATTGGCCCGACCGACGAGGCAATTGCTGAAGTCATGGCGAAGGACGACGCGCCATGATGACGCTCGCCAAAGGCCGCAGCCAGCACGGTCGGTTTTCCAAGTTGACGCATGAACAGGTGGCGACTGCTAGGCGCATCTACCGTGACTACAACGCGCTCCTAGCCTTGCGCACTCAACTGTGCAATGAATGGGGCATCAGTTCGCAGCACTTTTGCAACGTCGGTCGTGGCGTCGCTGGAAAGAAACCGAGGGTTAGCAATGGAACGTGAATTTATCACCGCTCGCGCGGCGGCTTTGCAGTTGGGCGTGCCTGAGTCAGTCATCATTGACGACGTACAGGAAGGCATGGACGGGCAATTGCCAGCACTCATCGGTGGTCGCTTTGGTGACGCCTGGATCGTGTACGCATGGCAACTACAGGGCGAGCATTTGGACCGGCATCGGGCGAGGCTCGCTGTTCATTCGACAGTGGCTACGCCGTGACCGACTGGTGCGCGGCCAATATCACGATGCAGAAGGGCTTGCCGGGAGCGAAGCCCCGCGAGTTCTGCAATTGGATTTTCTCGGTGCTGAACGTCCATCCGTGCGACGACTTCGTTGACCTGTTTCCTGGTAGCGGCAACGTCGGCGCAGCGTGGGAAGCGTGGCAGCGCCAACGGAGAATGTTCGCATGACCACTAATACATCCGCAGTGACTACCAATGCGGATTGAACGCATAGGCGGGGCGACACTGTACCTGGGGGACTGCCTACAGGTGATCCCGACACTGCCGCAAGTCGGCGCAGTCGTGACGGACCCGCCGTATGGCATCGCCTGGAAACGTGGCGACAACATGAAGCAGCGCGGCAGTAAGCGGCACGCAGGCATCTTGAACGATGACAGCACAGCTACCCGTGACGCGGCGCTGGCGCTGCTAGGGGATGTGCCGGGGATCGTGTTCGGGTCGTTCTATGCGCCATACCCCGACCGGCTCAAGCAGGTTGCCGTATGGCACAAACCGCCAGACTCGGGGCTGGTTGGGTCGGTTACAGGGCTGCGGCGGGATGCCGAGCCGATCTTCCTGACCGGAGAATGGCCCGTCAGGACGGTTACGCACAGCAGCGTGATTCACACGCCACAGGGGCAGGCTGCGACGGTCACAGCGACGGGGCACCCGCACACCAAGCCCGTCAGCCTTATGGAGTTCCTCGTTCGCCTGACGCACGCAGAGACGGTCCTGGACCCCTTCATGGGAAGTGGGTCCACCGGGGTCGCTTGTGCGAATTCAGGCCGGAAATTTATCGGGGTCGAATTGGACCCGGCTTACTTTCAAACTGCCTGCGACCGGATCGAAGCCGCATACGCCCAGGGGAGGCTATTCGCATGACATGGGAAACGCTTGCGGGCCTTGCCGTGGTCGCCGTCACGGGCTGGGCGCTATGGGATGCATTTAATGGCAACAACTGATGAGGCCAAGGTGGGCCTGTAGGTACTTCTCCTGTAAATACCCCTTGCAACCCAAGCCGGTTGTGCTAATCTACTTGCGAGGGGAAGGAGAACGCAATGACCAAGACCACCACACCAAAGCCCGCCAAGACCACCGGCCCATTTGCCGACCCGAAGGTCCGCGCCAAGTGGCAGTTCGTCAAGGGTGACGCCTCCGCAGAACGCACACGCATGGCGAAGATGACAAAGCTGCCCTTCCCCGAACGGGTGAAGAAGTGAGCGAAGTCACCAAGTACCTCGCCTCCATCGGAAAGAAAGGGGGCGAGGCCGGGACCGGGAAGGCCAAGCGGCGCACGAAAGAGCAGTACCGCGAAATGGCGAAGAAGTCGGCCCAGGTCCGTAAAGCAAAGCGAAACACTGATAGCGGAAACGGGAGCAAGAAATGACTGACGTATTCGACAGGATCAAGGCTCGCAATGACGCGCTGTGGAATGCGCTCACCAACCCGTCCGTTGCCGTGCGCGTGGCTGAGTTTGAGCGTGCGTTCAGCGATGCGCCTGAGCAGTGCCCTGCGTGCAAGGGAACCGGCGCAGAGGCAAGCGGGACCAGCTACGGTGGGCAGCATGAAATGCTGGCCTGCGATAAGTGCGACGGTAGCGGCGTGGCGCTACACCCGGCTGCCAAAGCACTAACCAGCAGGGTCGTAATCGGTAACCAGTCGCATGAGGAGTGGTGTCCGAAGATTCGCGGGGCGGATTGTCAGTGCGTGCCAAAGCGAACCACGAATCGGGAGAACGTAGCCCTATGACCGCCAACAAGCCAAGCGACGCCATCCCAGAAGTGATGAAACGGCGCATCAAGGAACTGGAGCGTGACGGGTACAACAAGGATTTCCTGCGCTGTTTCCGCAATGCGATCCGCAGCCTAGACGAAACCGATAGATACGCCCATGCCAACAAGGTACAGGCCGAGGAAATCAAAGCCCTCGCGGCGCGGCTGCAAGAGGCCGAGCGGTTGATCGCGGATACGCGCCCTTGCGTCGAGTCGTGGAAGCACAAGCACGAACGTGCCTATAAGGCAGCGCAGCGGCGAGCCGATACAGACCACATGGAATGGCACGCCGAAAACGTCACATCCGCTACGGAACTGCTGACGAGAATTGACGCGAGGCACGCTGTCAGCGCATCAGGAGTGCAGAGATGAACGTCATCAATCAGGAACTTATCCTTCGCCAAGTAGCGAACGAGCGTGATAGACAAGACGCCAAGTGGGGCGGCGCACCCCATGACGACGATCACAGCACAGCGGAGTTCGTCCAGTTCATCGAGGACTACGCCGGATGGGCGCGGACGATGGCAGGCATGGACAGCCCAGACAAGGCACGCCGTCGCCTCATCCAAGTGGCTGCGCTTGCCGTGGCTGCGGTCGAGAGCATGGACCGGAGAGCCGCCGTAACCGTGACAGCGAGCGAGGTGACGAAGTGAGCGACATCGTGGAACGGCTGCGCGAATCCGCAGAGCACTGGCTACACGAGGTTGACACTCGCAAGGAAGCCGCCGACGAGATCGAGCGGCTGCGCGGGTTGCTTGAGCGAGTCGTGCCATACCTCGACCGAGGGATGCAGGCTCTGCACCGAGACATAGCCGCCGCCCTCGCAGGCGCAGCCGTTCAACCGAACGGTGCTACGGGGTGGATCGACAATGCCGTCACGCCGCCGGGTGAATCAGTCGAGCGCGTTCTGGTCGCCTACCCGACCGGGCTTGTTGAAACCACTCAGGCCCACTACGTCAGACTCTACCCCACGAACTACCCGTGGTGGATGCCGCTGCCGGTAGCACCGGACCCCACGCATCAGCCTCAACCGGACGCTGTTGCTTCGACCTTTGCGGACTGCGAGACGGCAATGGGGATGGAGTACACCACCCCGCCGTGCGCCTGCGCCGAATACTATCCCGGCCTGCCGCATCACCCTGACTGCCCGACGAGGAACGCTGACCCCACGGACGGTGCGGCATGAGCGACACCGCCCCGGACAGGCTGTTCTGCGGTAGGCAGTGGAAGCCATGCTGGCAAGGGACGACCGCTGACTTGCTTCGTGCGCCCGACCCGTTTAACGAAGGCGAGGAGTTAGTAGCCTGCCCGAACTGCCGGAGCGGCGACGAACTAACACGCGCCTGCGACATTGACGGATGCTGGAAAGAGGCAACGTGCGGAACGCCGGTCAAGGATGCTCGGCGCTATGTCCAAGTGTGCGGCGACCACTATCGCGAAGTAACAACTGTCCAGCAGTCAGAGTCTCATAAATGATCCACTTAGCCGCCTGTCTGCGCCATTTATGAAGCAGCCCCTATTCCACACCCGCGCCGAGCAGATAGTGTGGCTGCGCCAGCGGCAGGCGGAACTGGACGTTCAGGATAAAGCGTTGTCCAAGGAACGTGAACGCGCCGGGAAAGTGAACGACAAGCCTCAGTCGGCGGCTAAGGCTTCGTCCCGCTCGCGGAGGGCGCGGTAGGCTGCGACTTGCCGGTCGGCTTCGCGGGCAAGCTCTCGTAGGGGGCTAGTATCGAATTCAGTCTCTGTTCGAAGTACCCCTCCGGCTTCGGGTCGGGGAGGTTCGCCGGGACGGGGGGCATCACGCACCGCACCTCCAGGGGCACACACGCGGATAATCCGACGCTCCACAGGGCGAGCATTGAGCCGAGCAATTTCCTGTTCATACTGAGTCACCGCCTCCACATTCCTAGCCGCTGCCGCCGTCTCTGCCGCCGCCACACGCGCCGCGCACTTGGACCCCTCCCCGCACTCTTCCTCGGCCTCAAGTCGCGCCTGCGTGGCTCTCAGTTCGCCGTAGGCCGTGTGCCAGGTGTTCACCCTCCAGCCGGCGAAGGAAACGGCAGCGACCCCGGCCACCGCGCCAATCAGCCGCCAGGGGATTGCCTTGAGCGCGGGGAGGACTATCACGCCGCGACCGCCCGCAGGATCGTGTTCAGCAGCAACTCGATTTCGTGCAGCTTCTGGTCTACGTCCGTCCTGACGCCGAACGGGTTGCCGTCGTCGGCCATCGCCCGCAAGTCACGGCACGCCTTCAGCGCGTCCCTAATTTCGGAGGACAGCGGCCTGCCGTCAGCCATCGGACTTTGCCAGTGACTGCGCCCCCTTCTCGGTCAGGCTCATGGTCGTGAACGCCCTCAACCCCACGTTGGTGAGCGCTCCCACCATGACGATTCCAGCGGCCCACCTGGGTCCGAGCAGGGTGGTCAGGTTGCTGCTCATCAGTTCCATGCCGGACAGGACCGCGAGCCCGACGTTGAGCCAGACGGTCTTCGAGATGACCGCCCCACGGATGGTTGCTTTCAAGGATGTGTCCCCCGCGAAAGTTGGAAGTGCGGTTTGTCAACGAAACGCGCCCAATCGCCGCCCCACTCGACCGTGATGCCAAGGTCGCCCGATGCGGATTTCATCGCATCCGCGATCCCTTCCCACGCGGCGTCGTTGTTCCACTCAATCGTGCCGTTCACCCACGGCGCGAGGTCAACTGCGTGTCCGGTCAGATGCCGACTGTTCATCGTCATCGACTTGCCCTTGCGGAAATACTCGGCCTGTTTCGCAAGCGTGCGGACGCCTTCGACCACGCAGAAGTCGAAGATCGTGACCGTGATAGCGCGCTCGACCACGCGCACAAGGTCGGGATGCACACCTAGCAAGCGAGCGCGGGAGCGGGCTGAGAGAGTGAAACTCATTCCGTTATCCCCCTCCGGTGACCCGCGATGTAACCATCACGGAAATGCAAGTGCGTTTCCACTGCGGTCAAGCGTCCCTGGGTTTCAAGCTGGTGCATGTTCAGCATCGTTCCCATCGTCTTGATTTCCGCGCGCAGCCGTGACAGTTCCCAGACAATTGCAACGCCGATCAATCCGACCACTGCCGCCCAGACTGCGAACGCGGTCGCCAAGTTTTGCGGGTCCATTCTTCTTTTTCCTTGTTAGAAGCGCCAAGCAATAGAGGCGATGTCGCGCCCGGTGTTTGGGTCGCACGACCCCCCTGTCGAGAAGTGCCGCCACTGCGTTGAGAGCCGCTTGGTGATGCGCCACCGTGCGCCGAGCGCGAAGGTGAACTGGCACGTAAAGGGCGACTCCACGTTGAAGTACGCCGCGCCGATGCCTAGCTCGACCGCCCGGTATCCGTCCCACAACATGCCGTACCACGCGACTTGGTTGGAGAACTCCATGTCGTTGTACTCGCCGTCCCCGACCAGCAGGAAGCCTAGCTCGTAGTCGGTGCCGACCGGGCCTTTGTCCGGCCACTGGATCGACAGGCCGAGCGCGGGGGTGTAGCCGCGCAACACTGCTGCGCCACCCTCTAGCTGCAACTCGCTCGCCCGTGAGTGCCGCGCGAACAATACCAGCAACACGATGACGAATGCTGCAATCAGGTACAGCGACGACTTCGGGTTGCGGAACAGGCGCATGGCTTAGTCGGTCACTTGGTAGGTGACCACGGGGCCGCTGTAGGATGAGCCGATGCCCTTGATGCCCGCGCCTGCGGGGAACGTCGTGCCGCCGCCCTCGGCCGTCGTCAGGTTCCAGTACGCACTGCCTTCCGGTATACGAATGACGATGCCGGCCAGCACGTTTTCTGTCAGCCCTTCAACGATGACACTCTGCGTGTACGTACCAGTGAGCGACGGCTGGCAGTCAGCCGGGATGCCACGCAGGAACAACGACGTGTCTGCGGTGGCACCGTACAGTGCAGGAAGTCGCATGGTCACGACGCCACCGACCTTCTTCCAGTACGCCGTTCCAGTGGCAACCACTGAGCCGCCTGTCGTTTCAGTCGCCAACTCCATCGTGAAGCTGCCCTTGTCGTTACAGGTGATGGCACCGTCCACCGCAAGGTTGCCAGCGAGTACGACGGCAGTGCAGGTGAGGTTGATCTGCGTCCCGGTGAAGGTGATCGAGTCGATTGTCGTGCCGGTGCGGGCTACGGCAACTGGCGTTGTGACGCCTGTTGAACTATCGTCGTCCGCGATGAGGCTGAATGCGCCACCCGATGCGCGCCACTCCCAAATTTTTTCATCGCTGGCCGCGTCTGTTTCATTCCATAGCAGGCGCGGGGCCGCACCAGAAAGAGTCACATCCCCGGTAAAAGTAGGTCCGCTCAATACCGCATACCGAGCATCGCCCGTCGCCATGTTAAGAGCGTCCGTGGCAGAACTGGCGTTGCCAAGTCCGGTGATCTTGTACCCGGCGAGCGGGATGTTGGCGGTGATGGTTGTCTCACCATTGGCCGCGATTGAAAGCGTCAGCGCCGTCGCAATGTCTGCGATGACCGCGTTGTACTTCGCGCTCTCGATGGTCGTGCTGGCGACGGCTGGGTAGCCGGTTGCACTCGGACTCATCACCCCACTTCCGTTTCTTGGCACGTCCTATTCTCCGTTCTGTGTTGCCGACACGGCGGCGGCGTTGGTGTACGGCGCGGCGGTTGCGAGTTTCTGCTTTATCGCAGCCATGACGACGGCTCGCTGAGTCACCGGCACGTCTTGCAGGTACTTCGCTGCAAAGCCAGCCGGGTCTTTTTGCAGCATCATGCCCACGTCCTGCGCGATGAGGTCGTCGGCACTTTGGCCGAGTCGTCCCATCAACCAGTTCGTCACCATCGCCGGTCGTGACAGCAGGTTGGGGATGTGGAACGATCCCTTGCCGCGCTCTGCCATGTCGAACAGGTTTTTCGGGTTGACGCCGGATGCGAGCGCATCGCGCTCTGCGTTGCGGGCCAATTCGGCTTCCACTCTCTTGACGGCAGCGAGTTGGTCCGGCGTGAGGTCTGCGATGCGAGTACGTCCGGTGGACGCACTCACCTTGTTCTCAGCCGTCCGCAGCGCATTGCCGAATGATGCCGCGCGCTCTGCCCCGCTGACGGGGGCCGTAATCGCCCGCTGCAAGTCCTGCCCGACCTTCATCTGATTGATCGGCCTGGATGCCGCTTCGTGCGCTGCCCGTGCAGTCTCGTAGGCAGGGTTCTTCTTCCCGAGCCACGATACAAGTTGGTCCTGCAACTTGGTCACTTCCATCTTCTCGGTCGAAGACAGCGCCGTGTCTCCCGTGCGCGCCATCTTCTTGTCGAGCGCCAGCTTTAACAAGTGCAGTTGTTCAGTCAGGTCAAGCGGCTTTCCAGTACGTGCCGCCCGTGCGTTGGCAACCCGTGTCGCATCGGCCAGTGCGCCCCTGAAGTATGGGTTCTCCGACATCGCCATCAGTTCATCGTCAATGCCGATGTGCTGCCCGAAGGCTTGCGGGTAGTTGACGGTAGACGCCGCTTTGCGACCCGCGACCGCAGCAGCAAGGTCCGCAGGCGTCTGCGCGACCGTCCCCAACTCTGCTGCCCTCGCCGCCTCTTGCCGCGCTGCAATACTCTTGGCAACGTCCGCGATGCCCTGCTCTGGCTGCGTGGCGAGTACGTCCTGCGCCTTGACCAGTGCCGAGCCGAACTTGTCGGTCTGCCCGACGTTGGCCGCAGCGATGCGGTCGGCGGCGGTCGTCGGACTGCCGGGGATAATTTCGTTGGGGCTGGCGAGTGCGGCGGCGACCTTGCCACGCGCGGGGCCAAGCACTTCGGCAAAGTATTTCTGTCCAAAGGCCGTCCGACCCGCTTCCGTGGCAGGAGCGATGGCCGACTTGGCAGTGTTGTAGCCCCACTTGGTCAGTGCGCCGACTGCGGGCAGTCCACCGCTCAGTACGCCACCGATCAGTGCGCCTTCAGCCGCAGTCCCTTCGTCAGACAGCCCGCCGATGATGCCGCCTGCCGTTGCGCCGGACAGTGTGTTTTTGCCAACGGCCTGTAGACCTTTGATAAAGCCCTGTCCGCCCACCTTGGCGTAGGGAGCGATCTTGCCGATGGCTCCACCGACGACATACGGCACCGGGTCCAGCAGCGAGCCGACCAGCTTGGCACCAGTCCCTTCGGAGCCTGGAGCTTTCGGCCAAATGCGCTCACCGAGCGGGTCCGGCTTTTCTCCCGTGATGAGGGATGTCAGCGAATCGTTACTCTGCCCCGTGACTTTCTTGTAGCCTTTCTCGGCAAGGTTAGCGATGCCGCGAAGGCTTCCAGACATGCCCGTGGCAACGTCGGCTATCTTCGCCTGTACCGGGTGTTCCGCGCGAGTAGCGGACTCTGCGGCTTGCTTGTGGAACGCAGCCGGGTCTTTGATGCTATGCGTGACCACGCCACGGTCTACTCGGTACTGCCCCGCAGCGTTCTTTTGCGCCGCAGCAACCTTGACCCACTCACCACCGATCAAGGCGCGGTATTCGCCCTTGCTGTTCTTTTGTACCTGTTCAGCGGGTTCCCAGAAGTCCGCCATTAGAGTGGCTGCCAATCTTCATCTGAGGTAGATGCCTCACTGCCGCCAGCGTCGCCCATGTCGAACTGGTTTCGGCGTGCTTTCATCAAGCCAAGGATCGTTTCTGCCGCAGCCTGTTTCTGAGGCCACGGGATCGCGGGATTGGAAAGTTGGCCTGCCGCTTCCTTGTAGCTCTGCGTGTCCTTGTCGGACTGCGGACCCTCAAACCGAGGAACCATCTTCAGCACAAGGTCAGCAATCGGCTGCAACTTGCCTACTGCGATTGCTCCGGGCGTGGCGTACCCAAACAGGGAAGCCGTCCAGTCTACTCCGCGACCGATGCCGCTGCCGGTCGCCTGCTTCAAAAGCGGGTCTTCCCCGTCCTTCTTAGTCGTAATGTCTTCAAGAGCAGTGATCGCCTCATCCATCGTGCGAATCGACTTCTTCTTGTCCGCAGCCGCTTTTTCAAACGTCGCTGACGGCTTACCCGCACCCTGATGCTTCGCTATCGGATTGCCACCACGGTCGTAGAAAGTGATGTTTCCGGCGTTGTCGGTGGACTGGAACTTGGCTCCGTCCTGAGTGGCTTTTGTCAGCAGCCCAAGTTGGTAGGAAAGCTGAGCAGCCTCACGTCGGGCTGCGTTATTCTGTTCGACAGTCCACCGCCGATCTTCCGACCGCTGAATGGCATCCTGCCGCCTGAACTCAAGTTCATCCCGCTTTACATCCAAAGCCTCTTTCCGGTCCGACGCCTTCGCGGCAATATCGGCATCCTCCCGACGCATCGTGTCGCCGTACATAGCCGCCTGTTTGGCTTCCGGGGGCGCGTACTGGTTGGCGAGCAAGCCCATGATGGCCCCACGGGGGTCTGCGGCGACGGCAGGCACGGGCGGTCCCGCAGCGGGCTTGGGCGGGCCGCTGCCGGTCACTGGCATGACAGGGGCAGGCGCACGCTCTGGCACGCCCTGAGACTGCCGCTGGTAGTCCTGTACGGCCTGCGCCGCCTTGGCCGCGTGTTCGCTCGCCAGTGCCTTGTCGCCCTCGTTGGCCGACTTGATGCCCTTGCCCGCGTAGTAGGCTTTGAGCATCTGCGCCAAGCCCTGCGTGATGGACATGGGCGCGACCATGCGGCCCGTGTTGACGAAGGGCTGTACCTGATCCTGGCTCTGTACTAGCAAGGACTCAGCGATCTTGCGGCGCTGCTCGTTGGCGGCAGCCCGCGCCTGCATTTCGGGGATGTTTTCGTACAGGTTCGCCATGCGTTAACCCCCCGGCCTTCCAAGGTACGCACCGCCCATGCCGAATAGGCCGCTCATCGCGTTGCCCCACATGCCCGCCTGCGCGTTGTACTGGTCCATCGCTGCTTGCCCCTGCAACTGCGTGCCTTGCAGGACCGGCGTAGGGGCCACCGCCGAACCGCCGTTGTAGACCGAGGCTTGCGAGAACGGGTTGCTGACCTGAGAGCCGGACATGAGCGCGGTAATTTCGTTGAGTGGCGTCTGCCGACCGGCGAGCATTTCGGCAATCTGCTGCCGTCGCAACTCGCTGTCCTGACTGAACGCCCTTGACACTTCTGGTCCTGCCGCCTGCTCTGCCACTGCACGGTAGTCGTTGCGCGCACGGTCAATGCGGTCCATTTCGCGTCCGTAGGCTTCGGTGCCAGAGCCGATGCCGCGAGCCACAAGGTCAGCGTTCTTTTGCTCCTCGTTTTGGCCTGCGGTGATGTCGTAGCGCCCCATCATGGCGTCGATGACGCTCTGGCGCGTGTCGTCGTAGTTCCCAGGCTGTGCCGTGACCGACGAGTAGTCTAGATTCTTCCCGATCACGTCCTGTAGCGCGGACGAGCCAGTGTTGCCCAACAGCCCTAAATTCTGCTGAGTGATTAGGTTGGTGTCGTACAACCCCTGCTGTTCAGGGCTGAACTCTTGCGTGACCGTGGGCTGGTCGCCGTTCCAAACGGTCGTTTGCGTCCCGTAGGGGCTAACGACATTTGGGTTGTTCATTACCCCCGTCAAGCGGGCCGCTTCTACGTTCGCCGCACCCTGCTCTTGGGCTGCGCCCACGTAATCAGGCGTTTTCGGCGCGCTTGGTTTTCCCATCGTGGATGGTTCCTATGACAGCGATTGGTCGATGTGCGCTGTCGGCGCGTCCTAGTCGCTTGGAATACTGAACCGAAACAGGGGTGTAGTCAATGTATTCAAGCAATTCCGGGGTCGTGCCACTTGTCAGCCCGTTTAGGATGATTTCCGCAATCCCGTGGCACCGGCAGTATTCTTCGATGAACTGGATCAGCGCGAGCGCCCTGCTACGGTAAGCGGGCTGGATGTAGAACATATCGTCGCCCCAGATTTTGACCTGAGAGCGCATGGAAATGCTGACGTACCCAAGCGCGTAGCCGACCAGTCTGCCGTCGTCGCGTATCGTGACGCAGTGCAGCATTCCTGCTCTTTCGTACTCGTCGTACCTGTCGCGCCGAAGTTCGATCCCTTGGTAGTGCCGGTGCGTTTCGGCTTCTTTCCAGTAAGCGAAAATCAGAGGAACAAGGTCGGTCCACGCCTGTTGCAGCGTTTCCGACTGGACGACGATCATCCCAACGGCCCACCCGTGCGGTACATGTAGTTACTCGACATCCACTGCACTTGCAGGGTGTTGGTCGTGATCTTCAGCTTGCCCGCCGCACAGTAGCCGACGTTCTCGGCAGGCGAGGTCCACTCCTTGACGACTTCCAGCCCTGCGGCCCATAGGCACTCGTCCCAGACATCCACATCCCACACGGCGCGGTTCGCCACGTTGAACGTCGCCACGCCGGTAATCTCGTTGTCGCGGAAGTCCACGTCGATGTCGGTCAGGTAGGAGAAGGACGAGCCGTTGACCGCCATCACGGGCTGGAACATATCGAAGTGCTTAGTGCGCCCCTTGTCCCCGAAGTAGTTGAACGCCTGCTTGCCGTACAGGGTGATGTTGGTCCCGGCATCGCTGTAGCCTGTCCATGCCTTGTAGACGACCGTTCCGTCGGCGTAGTATAGGTCGCCGTTGAACACGGCAAAGCACTCGGCGTCCCATCCGGTGAACTTGCACCACGCCTTTGTGATGGTGTTCATCACGTACTGCGTGTGCACGCCGTCTTCGGCCTGCGGGACGTTGACGATCATGGCCGAGTGCGCCGGGTAGACCGTCGCTTCCCACCCGAAGATGGTCCCCGAACTCCTGGCCGACTCCACGAAGGTCGGCTCGATGTTGTAGGACAGCGCGTTCTCGTAGCTGACCGCCGCCGTCAGGATGGCCTTGGACAGCGGGAAAGCCCCGCTCTCGGTCAGCACCACAAGGTCGCCGCCGTAGCGCGTCAGGCACCTACGCCCGAGCGGCCTGCCGACGTTGTAGGTGCCGATCTTAGCCCACGACGCGGCTGACGATGGGTTGGTGCCTTGGTAGACGATGGCTTCGCCTTCCGAGGTCACGAACACTGCGTAGTCGTCCAACCCCGTCCCGGCATCCAGTGTCCATGACGCCGCTGCAACGATGTAGCCGCCCTTGACGGCTTCGGTCGAAAGGTCGAACTCTGTCAACGCCCCGCCCGCTGCTCCTGCTGCCAAGTACCAGAATGACAGCGTGGCCTTCTGAATGAAGATCAGCCGACCCTTGAAGACGAAGACGTGGATAAGCTCTGTCGTCGTGATGCCCGTCAGCGCCGGAGTGGTCGTGCCGTCCACCATGACGAAGGTGGTGCCGTTGTGGTACACCGGCTTGTCGGTGCCGTTGACGCAAATCAGGTAGTTGTTGGTGCCGTCACCGAAGTTGACGTACTGCCACTTGCCGCTGGTACTGGTCGCTTTTGACGCCGCTACGGCCCCGGCGCTGCTCACGTCGTACATGCCGGACGCCGTGAAACAGTACATCTTGGATGTGCCGGTCATCGGCGTGTAGACCGCAAGCGTCTTGCCGTTGCCCGTCATGGCCGTTGCGTGTGCGCTCGTCCCGCCGCGTCCTTCGCAGTACGCCGTGCTTGGGAACCAGTTTTCCAGCGCTACCGCCTGGTTGGGCTTCATCTCGGCAAGGCCAGAACGCGAGTTCCAGCCGCCCAACGGCGCAGGCACGCTTGCGACCGAGCAAGTGCGTACCTGAGTGTTGTTCTGCCGCAGCGGTTTCCTCATGGGATCGACCAGTTACCCGCAGGCACGAACACTGCCGGTCCCGTGTGTTCCGTATTGAGGTCCATGTAGACCGGACGCTTTCCGCCGTCCCGACCGATGGCATCCTTGACCTGAGTTTCGTAGGTGCGGAACAACTCGGCGTAGTCGAGTCCCTTTTCCTTGGCCCA